TGTGTAGCAATTGTAAAAAGAAAAGATGGGTGGATAGAAGAAATATAGAAAAAGGAATAAATGAAAATAATTTTACTGGATTATGTTCGGATTGTTGTAGGTCTCAAGTCGGGAAAGACTCAAATAGATATAAAAATGGTAAATGGTATCAATCAGATGGTTATATAGGTATTTTAGCTTCAGAAGTAGAACCAGAATTTCAATGTATGAAAGATAGTAGGGGTTATATTTATGAACATAGATATAAAATAGCAAAAAAATTAGGTAGACCATTAGAAGAGTTTGAGCAAGTTCATCATTTGAATGGAATTAGAGACGACAATAGAGAAGAAAATTTAGAATTAGTCGGTAAAGATGAACATGTATTGATAACTAAAATGCAGAAAAAAATTAAAGAATTGGAAGAATTGATTACTCGCCCTTATAGTGAGGAACACGCTTGCCGACTGAAGAACCCTGATGATTTTCAGGCCAACAGCTTTAAGAGCATGACAAGAACCCATGACGGTAAGGATTATCGTGTTATTATGGGTAAATTAAACGGAGAAGATACTATGACAGACCAATCCCTGAGATACAACAAAAATGTTTGGACAGAAGACGAGGCTTCGACTCATTGTAAGTCTAAGGGCGGAAGTTTCGAAGTCGCAACGGGTAAAGAAGCCCCGATAGGGGAGGATACGGTTGTAAAACCAGAAGACACAGTCACAACTACACCGTCCGATACGACTATCGCTCCCCCCGAGGATAAACCAGTGGAACCAGCAACGCCAGAAACTACCGAAACACCAGAAGATAATGAAACAGAGCCAGACAATAGCGGAACGGCAACAGAGACCATAGTTAATCAGCCGGTAGCAGAAGTTACCGTAACTGAAATAAAATCTGGGAGAGTTCTGTCGGCCAGAAACGAAGCCAAGATTAGGCAGGCCGCCGATATTCTGAATGAGGTTTTGTCGCTCCTCGAAAAAGATAATCGTCCTAGCGGTAATGAAGAGAGTAAAGAAGACAGGGAAATCGTTGAGAAGGGCGTTATCCCCTTTAAGGATTTAGGGACAATGCCAGAGAGCGAGCCGTGGGACGCTGGCGGGGAAGTAGCTAAAGCAGAAGTCGCTGACCTGAAACTGATGTGTACTTGGTTTGACAGCGTCAATGCTGATAACAAAGGCGCTTATAAACTACCCCATCACAAGACTGATGGTCATAAGGCGGTTTGGAGAGGAGTGGCGGCGGCTATGGCGGCTCTGCTTGGAGCAAGAGGCGGAGTCCAAATTCCTGATTCTGACAAGAAAGGAGTTTATAATCATTTGGCAAAGCACTATGCTCAATTTGATAAAGAAGTTCCTGAATTTAAGATGGTCGAAGAACAAATCCTCAAGGGGCTAGAGGAAGAAATCCATGCTTTAGTTTTAGACAGGGAGGATTGTTACACAATTCGCTTGATAAAAAGAGTTTTAGACAACCAGAAAGAAACCTGTCCGAAACCAAAGTATTCTCCTGAAGAAGTTAAATCTGCGTTACAAATCCTAGACACTGCGTTGGGAAAAGTTAAGTAATCCTCAAAAGGAAAGGAGGTGAAAACAACATGGATGAAAATCTGGAAAAGGATTTAATGGAGGTGTTCAAGAAACATGGACTGAAAGCGGATGGTGCTGAACCAACCGAGCCCACTGAACTACCTAAATCTGACGATGGGGGAACGAAAGTAGTGGCTGATTTGGCTGATAGTATCGCAAAGAAACTCGCCGATTTGGTTGCTACAAACAAAGGATTAACGACTGGAGACAAACCCAAACTAGAGGAACACTTGAAGACAAAGATTTACACGAATTGGGCAGGTATGAAAGAGATTGATTACCCAGCCGATTTAACTTCCCTTTCTAAAGAAGAGAAGATCGTAACTTTCTTCAAGGCTTTAGTCTATTCCCGTTCTGACCAAGCATCGCAACAGGTTTTGAGAGCATTGGTAGAAGGTACGGCAAGTGAAGGAGGTTATTTAGTTCCCGAAGAACTAAGAACCGAGGTCTTTAGAGTGCTTCCTGACTTAACCGTCATGAGGCGGCTTGCTCGCATACTGCCAATGGCGACCGACATGCTAAAATTGAACAGTTTAAGTGCTAAACCAGTGGCTTACTGGACAAGTGAATATGCTTCGAAATCTACGACATCAGCGGAGTTTGGACAGGTGTCATTGGTTCCGAACGATTTGGTGTGTTTGCTCCCAGTATCAGAGCAACTATTGGCTGATGCCAACATCAACCTCGTTCAGTTCATTATTCAGCTGTTTGCTGAAGCTATAGGAGCGGCTGAAGATGCGGCATTCTTCACTGGGTCTGGGGCGGGGCAACCGCGAGGTATCAGCATTGAGGCAATCGCTAGTGCCGCTGTTGCGAATGCGACTATTTCATTCGACGATATTATCAGGTTGATTGACTTAGTGCCACAGAGAATTGCACAGTCCCCGAAGGCCGCGTTTGTTGGTCATCGTTATGTAAAGAGAATACTCCGAACCTTGAAATCAACGAATAATGACTATCTCTGGAGAGATGGCAAGGGCGGAACAGGCGGTGGTGCCGACGTGGTAAGGCTTCCTGACACAATCTATGGTTATCCGTTCTATGAACAGAATGACCTAAGTCAGACAGAGCTTTACTTCGGTGATTGGTCTTACTACATCATCGGTGACAGGCAAACTTTAGCAGTAACAACTACTACAGAGGGTGGAGACGCATGGAGACGCAACTCGATGGAAATCAAGGCAGTTGAGAGAGTTGATGGACGTGCTGTAATCCTCACGCCTTTTGCGAAACTAACGGGTATTTGAGATTAGTAGGTTGACTGGAATCTAAAGCGAGTTAGGTGTCTGGTAGAGCACTATTACTCAATCTACCCTCGGGCTACCGAGATGATTGGAGTAGCCCGCCAAATCAAGGGAAGTCCTATTTGGGGATATGCTCGGATGCCCAGAAGGGCATTTGAGTTCTGGAAGCTCAGGGCAATCGCTTTCAGTACCCAAGTGCTCTAAGCAGAAGACTTTGTCGTTTTGTCCAAGCAGGAGATGAAGTCTAAAGCTGTGGAAGCCGAAATAGGATTGCCCCGCTTCTGATTTTCCTGCTTAGATAAGACGATGAAAGTCCAAAGGGAAAATTTATGTCTATAAGAGTCAAAATTATCGCTACTGGCGAAATCAAAGTTGTTTCAAACAATGAAGCCTTTGATTTGATTGATAGCCATAAGGCACAAGTATATCATGGTGAGCAGTTGAGTCAAGTAAGCAAACCCGCAGAGCCTCGACATTCCCCTTACCAAGACAGACAGATGCGTCCCCTTAGAAAGTAAAAAAGGTTGTAAAACCACTTCTTAAAACAAAACTTGATTAGATAGTATTTCGGTGATATAGTTACGGAAGGAGGGAATCTTATGTCAGTAAAATCATACGCCTTGACTACGGCCTCACGAGTCACAGCCTACGCCGGTTTGACCTTGAACGCCACGCAAACTACAGTAATGGAGGCCTTGATAGACGCTGTTACCGACTTCATTGAGGGGTATCTGGGGTATCGCGTGATGAAAACTACTTACACTAATGAGGAGTATGATACTAATGATTCAGACAGCCTCAACCTCAAAAATTTTCCTGTTATCACTGGTTCAATCGTCACTCTTTCTAGAAGAACAAATGTTATCAATGAAGACGATTGGGAGACAGTTGAGTCAATGTACTACCACGTGGATTACGCTACGGGGGTTATTTACGGGGCCGGTGGCTGGCGGTTCGCGAGAACAAGGAAAGGTTATCGGGTTACTTACACTGCTGGGTATGATTACGACAATACTACAACTTACCTTTCTCAGACCACTGGCGGTGGGGATATCGAAATAGCCGCGTGGATGTTATTGGAGGGCATTTGGAATAAAAGGCTGGGGGGGACAGGAGCAGAATCAGAGAGATTAGGCGACTACTCGGTTACTTATGCGAAGTTGTTAATGGAGAGTGATGACATAAGGGCCTTGCTTGACAAACACGCCAAGGTGAACGAGGCAACAGTTATCACTCCGCTACAAGAATGATATGGCAATCGCGCGCTTTTTCAGTCAGTCAATTATTATCGAACGGTTGAGGTCTGCGGGTGGCTACAAAAAGTCGTTTTCTTCAACCGCTACTGTTGACGGGGCTATTCAAGCCCTAGATAAAGAGGCGAGGCAAATGTTAGGAATTGTAGAGGAAAAGGCTTGGAAGGCTTGGTTTCCAGTTGACACAATTCTAAAAGAGAATGATATTCTAAGAGATGACGCTCACGGACAGAGGTTTAAGATAAGAGAGATTGTCAAGAAGGATTATTCATACGGCATAAATCAGCATATTGAGGCGATACTTCTGGAGCAAAACGAGTAATTATGTTTGATATAAGGTTGCGTTTCGAGCCGCCGCTTAGCGAGATAGCGAATAAGTTTCGCAACATCGACATCGAAGGATTTTTAAGCAGAAAGATAAGAGAGCTGGCTTTCTTAGTAGAAAGGGAATCGAAAATCGTTTCCCCCGTAAAAACAGGAAGGATGAGGGCCAGCATTAGGGTTATGGGGTCGGGCCAGAAGTTTAGACAGATTATACAACCCAACGTTGATTATGCTATATTTGTACATGAGGGGACTCGATACATGAAGGGAAGGCCATTCATGTTTTGGGGAGCGACCACAGCAGTCGCAGATTTCAATCAAACATTCGCGAAGGATTTAGATGCTGAAATCAAAAAAAACTTTAGCTAATAAGGAGAAAAATGTCTTGGCAAGTTTTAAGACCAGAACTAGGAACACTTTTGAGAACCCTGACCACTTTACAGGAAGTTTCTAATTCTCCTAAGGTGATGTTTTCTGGTTACCCAGCGGCTCATATTGTCCCTTCCGAGAATAGCGGAGATTACGAGACGACAAAAGAGAATGTTAGGACCTATGCTTTTGCTGTCAGGATTTTCTATGAGACAAAACAAACATCTATCGAAAACGCTTTGCTGGCTTTAGAGCAAATTGTTGATAGCGTGATAGATTTGTTCGACCAAGAAGATTTAAAAGGGTCGGACACAAGGACTGTCGGGGTTGACTTGCCATCAAATTACACTTTCATCAATATCTGGGCTTCTCCTTCAAGATGGGGAGAGTTGCCTGGCGAGCAGTTAATCATGGCCGAGATTATTATCAAGGTAAGGGTTTCTATTGATTTGACTTGACTTTTTCTTCTAGCTGGATTTGGTATAAGACTTGACAAACACAAATAAATAATTCATAATTGGTTAAGAATAGTTGATTTTAGGTTTCAGGAGGGAATATCAGTAAATACGTTGGCAGATTAGTAAATGTAAGCATTGGCAGAGAAACCACGCGGGGCGCGGGGGCTACCCCCACTTACGAAATCCCCATGACCTCTTTTTCTTTCGATGACAAGATTGTTCAAGCCCGCTCTGTTGGCGCTCTAAGCAATATCGCTGATTCAGAAGAGGCTTTTGTCACGACTAAATACGGGCAAGGCGACATAGAAGGAGAGATAAGGGTTAAGTCATTTGGATTGTTTCTTTATGCGTTGTTAGGAAGTTACAGTGTTTCTGGCCCAACAGATTCTGCTTACACTCATTCTTTCACAGTCAGTCAGACCAATACTCATCAGTCTCTCGCCTTCGTAGTTTCTGATTCTAACACTACTGAGCTTTACCCTCTTGTCATGCTTGACAGCCTAGAGCTTAATGCTGAACTTGACGAGATCGTGAAATATACCGCTTCGTTTATGAGCAAGGCGGGAAGAGACACGGGATTAACTGTCCCAGCCGTTGTTGCCGAAAGCAAATTTACCAAGAAACACTTGTCATTTAAGTTGGCTGATACTATTGCTGGGTTATCTGCGGCGACAGCTATTTCCCTCAAATCATTAACATTAACCATTTCTAAGAATGTTGAGATTTATGATGTTCTGGGGACTGCCGAGCCAGAGGACATTTTGAACAGGCAGTTGGCGGTCGAGGGAGAGATTGAATTGCTTTACGAATCAGAGACTTACAAGAATTACATGAAGAACGGGACTAATAAGTGCATGCAGATCGCCTTCACGAATACTGATGAGTTAATCGGTGCGTCAACTAGGCCATCTTTGACTTTCCAGTTTCCCAAAGTCGATTTCTTTGATTGGGAGCCAAGCTATGATTTAGACGAGATCGTTTCCCAGAAGATATCTTTTAAGTGTAATAGGGATGTTTCCAATTTGTTAGAACCAATTAGTACCTGTCAGTTGGTCAATGATGTCAGCTCCTATTGACTTCTGAATTAGTTAATGCTTATAATTAAGTTATGCCTAAAGGGAATTATAAGCACAACAAATTATCCTCTGAGCATAAGAAAAAGATTTCTTGTTCTTTGAAAGGTAGAATTCCATGGAATAAAGGAAAGAAAGTAGAAGAGTATTATAAACATTCAAGAAAAGGAATTTATGTATTTTGCCCAAGGAAAAATTGTAGAAAATTATCTTATAGATATCCTAGTCAAATAAATAAGTGTAACAATTATTGTAGTAAAGAACATTGGTATTTAGATATGGCAGATGGGAAAAATCCAATGAAAGGAAAACATCATACAGAAGAATCTAATGAGCAAAATAAGATTAAGCATTTAGGCAGAAAATTTAATGAAGAGACTATAAAAAAATTAAGGATAATAAATAGAAAACATGCTCGTTATAGAGAGAAAAATAATTTTTGGAAAGGTGGAATATCTGGATTACAGAACAGCTTACGGAATACTTGGCAATATAAAGAGTGGAGAAAGAAAATTTTTACAAGAGATAACTATAGATGTCGGCATGATGGCTACGACAAAGGAACAAATTTAGTCGCCCACCATTTAGAAAAATTTGGTCAGTTACTAAAGAAGTATAGGATAAATACAGTTGAGAAGGCTTTAGAATGCAGAGAACTTTGGAATATAAGTAATGGTTTAACTGTTTGTCATGAGTGTCATGAGCTAATACATGGCAAAACAATTCCTTATTGACTTGACATTTATAAGGATAAATGAAATACTGTAAAAGGAATATTAATTTTTAGTTAAATTTTATGTTTATGAAATTTGGGAAGATTACTTCTTTTACTTCGTCATGCTTCATTTATTTCTTTTATTTTTCTCTAGGAGGTGATTATGCGTTCTTTTAAGTTGATTAAACATCTTTCATTGGATTTTATAGGCGAAGAATGGAAAGATGCTTATATTGATTTTAGAGGTCTTACGGTTAATGATGTGAAAACTAAGTTTCCTATGATGACCCAGCTTTCACAGGGTAACCAAGAAGAGATGGCTAAGGGAATTGATATTGTTTTAGGGCTCTTAAAAGATAAATTTATTGGCGGGAAAGGCGTTGATGAAAAGACCGGTCAATTAATTGATTTGACTGTTGAAGATTTAGAAGCCTTGCCAGTGGAAGTTTTAACGAAGGCTATCGGTTTTTTATCCCAGAGCACGACCCCGAACTCAAAGACGCCATAAAGAGTGTGCTAAGTGCTAAAGGGCCGATCTTGAATCCGCAGGGCAAAACAATAGAGGCTTTTGAGTGTTTAAATAAGTATAACTACAGGAAAGAGTTTGGGCTGTCTTACAGAGATTTTGTCGAGGAGCCTCTTGAGGAATTTTTTATCAATAATGAAGTGATGTCGGCGATTGCTGACCTTCAAGCAAGAGAGAGGAAAAGATTGGAAAGGAATTCAAGAAAGTGATAAGATAAAAACATGGCCGAAACACAGGTAAAGGTAATTATTGATGCTAAAGATAACGCTTCCTCAGTAATAAAAGCGGCAGGTATGGCGGCGACCGTCTTCTTGGGTTCTCTTACGGCCTTAGCCACTGGCGCTATCGTAGTCGCTTCTTCTTTTGAACAAAACAGAATTTCTTTTGAAACTATGTTGGGTTCTGCTGATAAAGCCAAGGAAATGATGACGAGATTAGCAAAATTCACTCTTGAAACCCCATTTGAAATGCCGCAGGTTGTTCAAGGCGCCAAGAGTTTAATGGCTTACGGAATTGAAGCGGAAAAGATTATTCCTACTTTTAAGATGTTGGGCGATATTGCCGCGGGTGTTGGAATGGATAAACTTCCCAACTTAGTATTGGCATTTGGTCAAGTGAAAGCGGCTACAAGGCTCACGGGGATGGAATTGAGGCAATTTACAGAGGCGGGAGTACCACTTCTTGATATGCTTGCACAACAGATGGGGAAAACTGTTGCCGAGATAAAGGACATGGTTTCTGCTGGTGAAATCGGTTTTAGTGATGTTGAAAAAGCATTAGTTTCCCTAACGGGAAAAGGCGGAAAGTTCCAAGACTTAATGTTAAAACAGTCAAAATCGTTCTCAGGTCTAATGAGCAACATTCGTGATAAGATTACACAAACAATGTCAGAAATAGCGGGTGTCTCAGTAGCAACAGGAGAGGTTAGAGAGGGTAGTCTATTTGCTGTCTTGAAAAGCGGGGCAGAAAAACTTTATGCCTTATTAGATGTTATTACTCCCAAACTTGTTACGTTTACAACAGAATTATCAAAAAATCAAGGGGCTTTAATGATTTTAGCTGGAATTATAGGCGGTCTACTGGTTGCCGCTTTTCTTGCTTTGGCTACTGCCGCCGCTCCAGCGATTGTTGCTTTACTTCCTTTTATTGCTATAGGAGCCGTGATTGGAGCTATAGCTTATCTTATTTATCAAGCGTGGACAACAAATTTCATGGGAATTCAACAATTAGTTGCTAACTTTGTTCTTTTTGTCCAAAATGCCTGGGCTGTTATTACTGTTGCTGTCCAGGCCTTTTTAGATTGGATGAATACAACAGTTTTACCAGTTTTACAAGTTGTCTGGGAGACGATCAGTAAGGTTTTTCAAGCTTTTGTAGATTGGTTGATGGGAACATTCTTTCCAGCTTTACAGAATTTCTTTACCTTTGTCGGAAACGTTATCGCTTTTCAAATAGCTATATGGCAGTTAGCTTTTGCTATTATAAAGACTGTTCTACAGGCTTTTGCGGATTATCTAATGAATACTTTTGGTCCTTGGATTAACTTGGTTATTGAATTTATTAAAGCCATACTGCCTCCTTTAATTGAAACATGGAGACAGAATTTTAAAATGATAATGCTCGTAGTAAAGACTGTTGCTGACTGGTTCACGACTTATGCTATGCCTGTCTTTCAAGATAATATGAATAAGATAGGAAAAGTTGTTGAGTTTTTGAAAAATGCTTTTGAAGAAAATTTCAATAAGATCAAGAGTTTTGTTGAAGGAGCAATTAGTTTTATTGGTAATTTAATCGATAAATTTAGGCCTGAAATAAAGATTGGGATTAGTCTTCCCGACATTGAAGGGGCTTGGAATAATTTGAAATCAAGGGCTCGTAATCTAGGTATTCCTGGATTCCAGACAGGAGGCATTGTCCCTGGGCCCATTGGTACACCAGTGCCGATTATGGCTCATGCAGGAGAAAGAGTTATCCCAACAGGTTTGTCAAAAGGCGAAGGCGGGGGCGGAATCACTTTTCAAGTCAGCATAGGTTTATATGCCGGCACGGAGACAGAAAAGAGGAACATTGCTAGGTCTTTGTATGCCGCCTTGGTTCAAGTGGCTCAAAGCCAAAATAAGTCGGTGCGTGAATTAATGGGCGGGTAGCAAATTATATGAGAGATTGATTTATTATACCATTTTTTATAGAATAAATCTATGAGTAGAGGTGCTAAATTTGGACATACAGTTACAGAAGCAACAAGGCAGAAAATTAGAGAGAAATTAAAAGGAATATCTACTCCTTCTACTAAAAAATGGCAAAAAGGTCAGAAATGGAGTAAGGAATTTCAAGAGAAGAGAAGGCAAGGACTAATTGGTCGTAAGTTTACAGAACAACATAAGAAAAAAATTGGCAAGGCAAATAGTATATCTTTAAAGAATTATTTTAAAACACATAGCAGTTGGAATAAAGGAATTTCAACTGATACAAGTCATCTAAAAAAATGGCAATTTAAAAAAGGAAATAAAGGAGTAAATCATCAAAGTTGGAAGGGTGGTAGATATAAAGACAGTTGGGGATATATCTCTTGTTATGCACCAAAACATCCTTTCGCAACTAAGATGGGGTATGTTAGAGAGCATCGTTTAGTAGTAGAAAAAAGGATTGGTAGATATTTAAGGGAAGATGAAGCAGTTCATCATATTAATGGAATAAAAGATGATAATTCAGATAAAAATTTACAACTTATGACTGACGGAGAACATAAGCGATTACATCAACAATTAAAAAAGAAAGAATAATATGACTTATTTACTCGGAGGGGTAACTTTACCAAACCCAAAGAGTTTTACTCGGAAGTTTCTTGAAACAGGAGCAGAAAATCTTATCATAGAGGGCAAGACGACGAAGAGGGTAGAGAACAGAAAAGAACAGTTTACTTTGAATTACACTAATTTGACAGTCGCAGAAGTTAATAACATTCTCTCGGAGTACGAATTGAACAGCGTAAGGGATTTTTCTGTTACCGAAACCAATCTAAGCATCTCTTCTACTCCGGTCCTGATTGATGTTATGGACAGGGAGTATGTTCCTGCGGGGGAAAGCTACAGAGAGAATTTAACACTTGTGTTGACGGAGGTGATTTAATGCTTGGAAGTGGCATATCTTCAGAGTCGATATGGACCCCTTTTGATGCCGTGACAACAGCTACTTTCAGGCCTGTCAGGGCGAGGCTTTACATTTCTTGGCTTAGGGCAGTTGACGTTAATGCCTACGCCACCGTAGGCACTTCTATTATAGGGGGGACTGATATCATTCAAGGGGTGGGCGATGTGGCCATAAACGAATCTGACGCTTATTACTACTATGATGAAACCGTAAGGGTTTTGCGCCTCGAGTACGAAAGGCATTTAATTGAACCTTTGGGGGGCACTGCTATCGCTATGGCCGACGTGGTCTTGGACAACACTGATCTGAAATTCACTCCCAATTACAATTCAACAATTGGCACGGCCATCGAACCGAACAGGCCAATGAAAATGTTTATCGGTTTCGAGGTCCAAGGGCAGGAAACACTTATTCCCATAATTGAAGCCTTGACACTACAGCCAGAAGAGAACAAATCTAATCGCACTGTTAAGCTAACCGCTTACGACTTTATGAAGGCCCTGAACGAGAAGCCTCAGGAGACTACAATTTATGTTGACCAAAGGAGCGATGAGATTATCGCCGATATTCTGGCTAGGGCGGGTGTTGGCTCTTTGAATTACCAGCTAGACCCAGGATTGAATACTATTGGTTTTGCTTGGTTTGAGAAAGGGCAAACAGCGGGGGAGAGGATTAGGAAAATTTGCGAGGCAGAGGAAGCCATCTTTTTCCAAGACGAGCAAGGAGTTTTACATTTCGAGAATAGAGATAAATACAGCGAATCACCGTACAATGCTTCTGTTTGGACGATCGAGCCAGATGACATTATCGAATGGCAACAAGAGCAATCAAGCGAGATAATCAACAGAGCCATTGTCAAAGGTGCTCCAAGAAGTGTCAAGGCCGAGGTTGAGGTTTGGCGGGATGGGGTGGAAGAAGAGGTGAATGGAAGCGGGGGGCAGTTAATTATCTGGGCTGATTTCGATGACCCAGTCTCTAGTTTGACTTCTCCTGTCAGTGCCACCGATTACGAGGCCCACGTGGGGGCTGGCGGTACAGAAACAAATATCACTTCCGATGTTTCAATAACAATGGATGGATTCACAAAGGCGGCTAAGCTTACCATAACAAACAACAACGCCTCCAAGGCTTATATCAACCTATTGAAGCTAAGGGGCACTCCCGCCACTGTTGACTATGAGATAAAGGAGGTTTATCAGGATGACGACTCGATTGATAAGTATAACGAATATCAGCGAGAGATTGAGAATGAGTTCATAGACAAAAAGAATTTCGCCAGGAACATGGCTCAAGACATTGTCAGGAGACACAAAGACCCGATGAACATCTTGAGGTTAACGATTAGGGGGATACCGCAGTTGCAGTTAAGGGATTGGGTTAGGGTTAAAGATCAGGATTTGAATACATACTTCAACTATCGGGTCATTGGGATTCAAGGGAGATACGAGCCTGGGAGTTTCACGCAAACTCTGGAATTAAGATTAATCGCAAGCAACGAGGTTTTGTAGGAGGCTAGCTTGACAACAACGACTGAAAGCGTAAGGAAAGATTCGAGGGTCAGACAGATAGAGCAGAAACAGATTATTGACTGGTCTGGCAAAAGGGTTATCTTGCCGAGGGGAACTACTTTACCTGCGGTTGGGGTTGATGGCGAGATGTTTATAAAAATTGTTGTGGGAGGGCATAACAAGTTGTTAACTTGGGACGAGGGGGTTAACAACTGGACGACTGTGGGCCCGCAAGTTTAATATGAAAAGAACAGTTTTCGCGTCAAGAGAAATATCGGTAATGAAGGGAGCAAAAGTTTACTCATTTTTCCCCATAGACAGGGCTAACTGTGAGTGCCAAGAGATGGTCTTGGAATGGAAAGAGAAGTTGGCGACTACTCCGCCCGAGAAAAGAGAGCGGATGGTCCAGGACATAAAGTTTGTAACTTGTCCTAGAGATACGACTAACATGAGAAGGTATAAGATTGTTTGCAAAAACTGCGGGGAAACACAGGCTTTTGTTTGGGCGACCGACGACACATTAAGGGACTGGTGTGACTGCCATTATGTGCAGTGGTCTGATGGGGAGCAGTGGCATGGTTGTCTGACTCCACACGTTTCTTCCATAACTGAGGAGCTGTGTTTTGAGTGTTGTTGTGGCCAAGACACGAGGGATTTCAGAGCTAACGCCACTTTGTCATACAAGACTATAACCGAGTTAGAGAACAAGGCAAGTATTGGTAGAAAGTTTGGCAAATCGAATTCAAAATTCAAAACTGTACTTATCGATAAAAATATGATACCTTTTTCTTAGGAAAAGATATTATAATTAAGGTATGAGTACTTTAAAACAAAAACTATACTGGGAGAGTTTAAAAGGAAAGAAGTCTAAAAATATGGAAGGTCTAAGATTAGGTCATGGATGGAATAGAAAAGAACAGAAATCTGAGATGATTAAGTGTAAAAGAATCCTGATTTTATAAATGTAAATGGTGAGAAAAAGGCTATTGAAGTATATGATAAAAGACATAAAAATGAGTTCAGAAAAGGTGGAGAAAATGGATGGAAGAAAGAAAGAATTAGAGTTTTTAGTAAATATGGGTGGGAAGTATTGTTTTTTGAAACTATGCAGATAAATGAACAAAATGTTTTGAATGTTTTGAGAGGAGGCGGTTAAAATTAGTGAGACTCTCTATGTTTCAGTAACATGGACTACTGGGGACGTGATAACCGAGGCGAAGATGGACAACATGGTTGCGAATCAGAGAGCTGTGGACGCGATGAATGATGGTTGCCAATTCGACGAGAGGTCCAACCCCTCAACTCCAGCCGCCAACAAGCTCCACATCTACGCCAAGGATAAGTCTGGCGTTTCCACGCTTTTCGCCATCAACGATGCGGGGACGATCTACGAATTGTCAGAGGTCACTCCTGCGTTTACCTTCACCATTACTGGAACCTTAGTTACCGGCACTTCTTTGGCTCCCGCCCTGATTGTCCCCAAGGCTTTCACAATTACTAAGGCCTATGCCTTCGTTAAGACTGGGCCGACCGGCGGGAATGCTATTATAATAGATATCAATCTTGGAGGGACATCGATTTGGAGTGCTACTCCAGCTAATAGGTTGCAGATTGCTTCTGGGGCTACCTCTGGGACTCGGACCTCGTTCGACACGACCGCCCTAGCCGAATCTAACACCTTGACCCCCGACGTAGATCAAGTTGGGAACACCGTGGCTGGGGCCGATTTAACTGTGATGTTGAAAGTGAAGTAAAAGGAGAAAATCTGTGTCGCAGTTCTTGGGTTTTGGAAATGGTTCTGACGGAGTATTAAGCATAGGTTCTGACACAACCGATGCACCCATTGACTCCGCTTGCACCGGCACTGGTAACACTACTACTTTATCCGCAACAAACGCCTCTTTCGCAGTAAATCAAATCATCCTTATCCATCAATCTGCTGGAACTTCGGGAGGGAGTTGGGAATTAAACCAGATTGCGGATTATGTAGCTGGAACTATCACTACTACTTGGCCTTTAGTCAATACTTATTCCTCTGGTGCTCAAGTTTTAGTTATGAAACAATACAGCGGGATTACTGTAAATGGAAGCTCGACACTTCTGGCTAAACTTTGGGATGGGAATGCTGGTGGAATTATCGCTTACTTATGCTCTGGCAAATGTAGCATAATTGGGGCGATGAGTGCTAACGCTAGGGGAAGTAGGGGTGGAGCAACAGAAGTATCTACGGGAAACCAAAGCACCTTGCCAGTAAGAGCTTATTGTGGAGATGGAAACACTCAATTGACCACAAGGGATGATGATACTGGTGGTACAGGAGGGGGAGGAGGAGGAAATAACAAAGGGGGCGGTTATGGAGATGGGGGCTCACCTGGTGGCGGGGGAGGGAACGGGACGGTTGGAACGATTGGTGTTAAAAAAGGGGCTACGGCGGGAGCCGCAGGTCTAACAGGAGGCTCTGTCGATCTAACGTCAATGTGTATGGGTGGGGGTGGTGGGGCTGGGGGGTGCGATTGGCCCGTAAATAACTATGGCGGGGCTGGCGGCGTAGGGGGAGGAATTATACTCATCTTTGCCAGAGAATTTGTGCTCACGTGCTTGATGACCTCAAACGGAGGGAATGGTGCTAATGGAACAGGCCCGAACGATAATTTTGGAGGAGGAGGCGGGGCTGGCGGGTCAATCTTCATTAAAGGGGAAAGAGTCACGTTGGGAACTAATTGCTTCACCTTAAATGGGGGTTTGGGGGGGTCTGGTTGGTCTGGGTATTTTGCTGGCAATGGAGGGTTAGGGAGAATTAGAGCAGAGGGGTGTATCTTAACTGGTTCTAATAGCACTCCTTCTACATCTATCTCTGTTGGGGGCTATGATTTTTGCGGCTCAATTGCAGAAATTATTTGATAGGTGTATTATGGAATAAGAAGGTATGAAAAAAAAGAGATTTCTTAATTTTAATCAGTTCGACACTACGGACCTGATTGCTATTTTGATTATCGTGGGGGGTTTTCTTTTAATGTGGCAAAAAATCGACACTGTGGTCGGGGGGGTGGTCACAATGACAGCCGGCTATTATTTCGGCAGAAAAGCCACCTAGCTTATGACACTTAACGATTTCATTTTAAAGTGGCAAGGTAAATTTCTCGACTTCGACGGAATTTACCCCAACCAGTGTTTCGATTTGTTCCATCAGTATTTGGTGGAATGTCTGGGCCTGACTGACGGCTCTATCCTCGCCGCCCCCGCCGCCCACGACATTTACAAGAACTTCAACTCCCTAAAGGGCCACGAATTGTTTGACAGAATAGAAAATACCCCCACCAACATTCCCAACGAAGGCGATATTATTATCTGGAACTCGACCCAATGGGGCCATGTCGCCATATTCATTGCTGGCAACGTGAATACCTTTAATTCTTTCGATCAAAACTGGCCCGCCGGTTCTCCTTGCCATGTTCAATCGCACAATTACAATGGGGTTTTGGGGTGGCTAAGATATAAGGGCCAGCCCGATACCATCGCTGTCTTGAAAACAGACTTCGAGATACTAGTTACTAAGGCCACGAAACTTGATAATCAAGTCCCATCTTATGAGGAATTAAAATCAAGAATGGCGGAGATCCAAAGGGAACTGGACGGGACTAAGGAGGCTTTAAAGTCAGAAAGGGAATTTGACCAACAACTTGCCTCCAAGCTGGCCTGTCCTGATCAGCAGTCATCAATAATCGGGGCGATAGAAACCTTGTTGGGGCTGGAGGAACAACTTCGGACCATGACCAAGAACTTTAACGAGTCGCAAATTGCCCTCTCTGAACGAGAAAGAATGATCGAGGACATGGACAAAGAGATAAAAAGCCTTTCTGCGAGACTACAGAACGCTCAGGACA